GAGAGAGGGAAACTGAAAGAGAAATTATCGAAATCATATCCTCCCCAAATTGAGCTAATGAAAACACCAGAATACTGGTTCGCTGGGGGGGATGGGCTTTGGGGGCTTAATATGTCAGAAATACCTCGCTATAAGACCAAAAAGGAAGCGAAAGCTGCGGGACATAAAGTGATAGTAAGAGGCCCTATGAAGAAGAAAATTGTTCCGTTCAATCCTGATTCCCGTTTACAAATATCACAATTCTTAATGGACAAACATGGGTGGAAGCCTAAAGCCTATACGCCTAGTGGGCAGCCTCAAGTTGATGAGAGTGTCTTGATGGCTCTTGATATACCAGAAGCTAAACTTCTCACCAAATACTTAGTGATCAGTAAGCGAATAGGGCAGCTAGCAGAAGGAAAAGAGGCTTGGCTACGGGTCGAAAAGGGAGGACGAATACACGGGAGAGTAAACTCAAATGGTACAGTTACAGGCCGTTGCACGCATTCTCGCCCTAATCTATCCGCGACCCCCTCCGTTGGGGCGGAATGGGGAAAAGAGTGCCGTAGCTTGTTCACGGCAGGTTCAGGTAGGGTATTAGTTGGTGTTGATTTAAGTGGTCTGGAATTAAGGTGTTTGGCTCATTATATGGCTAAGTGGGATAAGGGGGCATATGCTAAATTGATAACTCAAGGAGATATACATAAAGCAAACCAAGAAGCAGCTGGATTATCATCAAGAGATGCTGCTAAAACATTGATATATGCCCTAATTTATGGCGGAGGTCCACAGAAAATAGGTTCTATAGTGAATGGGGGTGTCCGTGAGGGGCGGGATCTTATGGATCGATTTTTGGAACGGATGCCTGCTTTACGATCACTGCGTAGCCGTGTTATAGAAGTGGCAAAACATAAGGAGTTTTTAAGGGCTATAGATGGTAGACCTATACCTATCCGCTCACAACATTCGTCGCTGAATGCTCTATTACAGTCATGTGGAAGCATTCTAACTAAAAAGTCTACTATACTTATGCATAAGTCTTTTAAAGTAGGCCCCTTTTTAGATGGTTCATTTAGTTGTGGGACCGATAATGTAAAACAGGTTGCTCATATTCATGATGAGATACAAATAGAATGTGAGGAGCGTCTCGGCGACTATGTTGGACAGATAGCTGTCCGTTCCATTAAAGAGGCAGGAGAATTCTTTGAGTTGAAGTGCCCTTTAGATGGTGAGTATAAAATAGGTAAAACGTGGGCGGATACGCATTAAGGTTTAATTATGCACAATACACATAAGAGGGGCGCTGTTAGCGAGTATCAAGCTGCTACTTGGTTTAGTCAGCAGGGGTGGGAAGTGTATTGGAGCAATTTGGGGCAAAGTTCAGTAGATTTTATCATCGCTAAGGATGGTGAGGTTAAGACTATCCAAGTAAAGTCCGCAGTATATGTGGCTCCTATTAAAAATAGTCCAGCGCTTTTGAGAGCAAATTTACAGTACGGACAGGCTAAGGGAAAACGATATCGGGATAATTCTTTCGATCTACTTGCCATTTGTGCTAAAGACGGTCGAATATGGGTAATTCCCTATGATGAGCTTCCCTTTACTCAATCAATTCGGATATGGAATGCTAACCGAGATACGGGATACGAAAAATGGCTAGTAACGAGCCAAACATAACTTTTATACCTACGTCAGCTTTATTGGAGGAATTACAAGTTCGTATGGATTCTATGGTCTTTATGGGCCAGGCCTCCAGGACGAGCGATGAAGAGGAATTAACCGCAGTATTTAAAGGAACTTTTCATTCCGTTTTAGGCTTAATTGAGGTCGCAAAATTAATGACCGTATCTGGAGAGGCATCTAATGATTAGGAAGAACAAATTAAGGATTTATATTGACGGGGATATCATCCTCCATAAGGAGGCTTCGGCAGCAGAGACTCCTATAGATTGGGGGGAAGATTGGTGGGGATTGTATGCAGATTTGAAGTATGCTAAATCGGAAGTAGAGGTAGCTATAGATGGGTATGAGCAATTCGCAATGGACCGTTATCTGGAATATAAGAATCTTAGTCCTGACGAGGCCCCTGAGATTGAAAGAATTCTAGTATTATCAGATAAGGGCAATAATTGGCGTAGGTTTGTTATGCCTTCATATAAACATAATAGAGCAAATCGAAGAAAGCCTATCTTACTGAACCCCCTTAGGGAATGGCTGATACAGGACTGGGGAGCTATATGGTGGTGGGGCTTAGAGGCTGATGATGTTATCGGTATGTTAGCGTCCAGGAACTCAATCATCATATCGGACGATAAAGACTTTGAAACTGTTCCCTGTCTACTTTATAAACCCTCTACTGATAAGATTACGAAAATTACGAAGATGTCATCTCAAATGAGCCACCTATATCAGACCTTAACTGGCGATGTGGCTGACGGATATGGAGGTTGCCCCGGTATAGGCCCTATAAATGCGAAGCGTATATTGAAGCATGGAACATGGATGGAGGTGATTGGAGCATATAGAAAGGCTGGACTAGAGGAAGATGATGCGCTGATTCAAGCCAGGGTAGCTCATATCTTAACGTCTAGGACGGAATATCGACGTAAGCCTTGTAGGGTGAGATTATGGTATCCGAGTCAATATGGGCGATTTCGTGGTTTGCACTACGATAAGACGCTATCTAACCAGTATGTAAAGGTGGCCTGATGAAAACCAAAATGAATAGGGAAGGGTATAAGCAATTCCACGAAGAGATGTGTAGAGATTGCCTCGTACTGAGTATGAGCAAGAATTATGATTACAGCGGGGGGGAAGATGATCGTGATCCCTTTCTTAACTTCAAGGCTGTAGAGCAACTCGGTATGGGTGTTACTACAGAACAGGGGCTGATGGTCAGATTGTCTGATAAACTTCGGCGTTTAAGTGGCTTTGTTAAAACTGGGAAATTTCGTGTTTCTGATGAGACTCTTAGAGACACAGTTATGGATGCTATTAATTACTTATGTTTGTTAGCAGCCTATGAGGAAGCTAAAAACGAGTATGTCGAAACAAAAATAAATGAAATAAGCGAGTCTAATTAGATGGACATTCCTATGAATACGAATTCGATGGGGGAAATCTCTTTCCCTACCATTCCTAAGGAATTGATAACGGCCTTAGAGCTGTTATACATAGATACTTGTCCAAGCCCTGGGGAACATCCAGACGCGATTTTCTATAAATCTGGGCAAAGGTCAGTAGTTAACTTCCTAATTGAGCAACATAAGCGTCAAAATGAAACTACTTGGTAACTAAGGAAACTATTATGGGTTGCGATATGTTCTTTTTAGCTGTATGGGGTATTACAGAGCTAATTATAGCGATGATCGTAGCCTCATCAGTCACTGCTGGTGCTAGTATTGTTAACGCTCGTAAAGCCAGGAAGTCTCAAGAACGAATGTCTAAGAGGCAGCGATCCGAACAGAAAAAAGAGTCTAATTTAGCTATTCAAGCTGAAAAAGCGAGTAGGACACCTCCAGAGCCTAAAAATCAGCAGTTACCCGTTCAGACCACTCCAAAGACGCCAGAGAAGCGAAAGGGCTCATTAGCTATCGGTAGGCGAGGGGGGAAAGCCGGTCTTAGAGTCGGTTCTAGTAACTATGGAGCCAGGGTGACATGATCAACTCGCTTGAGGGACTATATCAAAAGCTCGAAGCTGAGCGATATAGTTACCTTCAACGAGCCAGAGATGCTGCAAGACTGACGCTACCCTTTCTGTTTGTTGAGGAAGGTCACAATTCCACTTCAGAATTGCCCACTCCTTATCAGAGTGTCGGTGCCCGAGGGGTCAATAATCTAGCTAGCGCTCTCCTTCTGAGCCTACTGCCCCCTAATGCGCCCTTTTTCCGCTTAGTCCTTAATGCTGCGGCTCTTAGAGGCCTCGAAGACGCTCCTCAAACGGAGATGATTAAGACCCAGATTGAGGTCACGATGTCTAAGACCGAACGGCAGATCATGGCGGAGATAGAGACTAATGGCTATAGAATTCAGACTTTCGAGGCCTTAAAGCACCTTATTGTGGCTGGCAATGTGCTTTTACATGTGGCTGATTCGGGAGGGATGCGGGTAATCCATTTAGATAGATTTGTTGTTCAGCGCGATCCTCTAGGACGTACCAAGAAGATAATCATCAAGGAAACTATAAGTCCTGATATGCTCCCGGAGGCTGCTAAGGCGCTGGTCGCGTCTAATCCCGATTATAATGCGGGTGATAATGTGGATTTATATACCTGTGTAAGGTATTTCAGCCCACCCACTCAGAGTAAGGCGGATAAAGATCCAACGAGAGTTAGTATTTATCAAGAGATTTTTGGAACTCCAGTCCCTGATACTGAGGGCGAATTCAAGGCAGTTGAAAGCCCCTATATTGTTTTGCGAATGAACCGGACAGATGGGGAAAATTACGGTAGGGGTTATGTAGAACAATATATAGGTGACTTAAAGAGCTTAGAGTCGCTAATGATGGCAGTTGTGGAAGCTGCCGCAGCTGCTTCTAAATGTCTATTTATGGTTTCACCCAATGGTGTAACTAGAGCCAGAGTACTGGCGGAGGCCCCCAATGGTGCTATCGTGGAAGGGTCAGCAAATGATATATCGGTATTACAGCTTAATAAAGGTCAAGACCTGGCGATTGCTTCACAAACAATTCAAACGATCAGCGATAGGCTTGCGTATGCGTTTCTTCTAACGGATAATGCTATTAGGCAGGCAGAAAGGGTTACAGCAGCTGAAGTTAGGTTAGTTACTCAATCTATTGAAAGGCAGCTAGGTGGCATTTATAGCGTCTTATCTCAGGAATTTCAGTTACCTTTAGTTACCTATTTAATGAGGCGTATGGGTAAGGAGAAGAAGGTTCCTAAACTTACAACTAAAGGCGGGAAGCAGGTCGTTCGTCCAGTGATAGTAACTGGAATTGAGGCATTGGGCCGTGGGAATGACCTTAATAAGATGGACGAATTCGTAGCAGGAATCGGGCAGCTTTTAGGCCCAGAAGTCTTAGGCCAATACGTTAATATTCGAGAATATTTGGATAGACGTGCTTTGGCTCTTGGTATAGAATCTGATGGCCTTATAAAGACTGAAGAGCAAATTCAAGAGGAAATGCAGCAACAGCAACAGGCCCAAATGATGCAACAAATGGGTCCAGATGTAATGGCTCAAATGGCGGAACAGCAAGGACAGCAAGAACAACCAGTACAATAGTGAGGAATTATGGCTGAACTTAATATTCCCGTAGAAGAGACTGGTCCTGAAGCTCCCACAGAGGTAGCTCAAGAGCAGCCAACAACGGAAGTAAACCCGATTGAGAATAAGTTCTTCGTCCCTGATAAGTTTATGAATGGAGATGGTACGGTAAATGTTGAAAGTCTGGCTAAATCATACACTGAATTGGAGAAGGGTAAATCAGTTGAAGTCCCGGATAAGGTAGAAACCACTGCTGAAGTAGAGGAAAAGGCGTTCTCTCCTGATGAAATATTGACTATGTCACAGGAACTGGAGAATACCGGCTCCCTATCCGAAGAAACCTATAAGATCCTGCAATCTAGAGGGCTCCCTCGCCATATGGCTGAATCCTATATAGCAGGACAGAAGTTGGTTGCGGATCAAATAAGTGCCAAAATTATGGCCCCAGTAGGGGGACCAGAAAATTACCAAGCTCTTATAGATTGGGCAGGTGAGAATCTGTCTAAAGATGATGTCGATTCTTATGATAAGATCATGTATGAAGGGGATATGAATCAAAAGGCCCTGGCAGTAGAAGGCCTCGCAGCCCGAAGAAATCGGGAGAGCCCTGGTAAACCCAACCTGATCTTGGGGGATACCGGCCCAAGTCAGGCCTCAAGTGCGTTCTCTTCATGGGATCAGGTTAAACGGGCTATGGGAGATCCACGATATGGCACTGACGAAAGCTACAGAGCGGCCATTTCGCAGCGTTTGA